TTAATTGATGCAGATGAACGAATCGAAACTATTGGAAAATATTTTGGGGGCGATAAACCAGTTCTTTAAAAAGATAGAATGGTATTTCGACATTTACTTTATTTGGATGTTATATAGTCCAAGTAAGTATGATCGTTATGCGGATTATTTAGAAAAAAAGTGGGGTAAAGATGGGAAAAAATGAAAAAGAAATGGTTAATCACCCAAACCATTATGGTGGAGAGTCGAATCCATACGAAGTTATCAAAGTTTGTGAAGAGTGGGGATTAGATAAAGATGCCTATCTCTTCAATGTGGTAAAGTATGTGGCGAGGGCAGGTAAAAAAGACCAAACAAAAGAATTAGAAGATCTCAAAAAAGCATCTTTCTATCTCAACAGAAAGATCGAAAATATCAAAAAGGATGGAGTTACAAACAAATAGAATAATAAACGGTGATTGTGTCGAAGAGATGGGTAATTTACCCGAATCAAGTATTGATCTGATTATTACATCTCCACCATATAATGTAGGTATTGATTATGATGTCCACAACGACACACAGTCGATGGATAATTATTGGAGATTTACAGACGATTGGTTGTCACAGGCTTTCAGAATACTGAAAGATGACGGTAGAATTGCTATTAACATTCCATACGAAATCAACGTTCAGGACAGAGGTGGACGTGTTTTATTTATGGCTGAGTTTTGGGCCATGATGAAGAAAGTTGGATTCCAATTCTATGGATTAGTCGATCTTGATGAGAACGCCCCTCATAGAAGTAAAACTACTGCATGGGGTTCTTGGATGTCTCCATCGTCACCTTACATTTACAATCCAAAAGAGTGTGTAATTCTTGCTTATAAAAAAGACAGAATTAAGAAGGTAAAGGGTGAAACTCAGTGGAAGTTTGAAGTTGTTGATATTGAACATGAAGATGGATCAGTAAAGAAGAAAACCGTCTATAAAGATGAGGATAAGAAAGAATTCATGAGTTTGGTGTATGGACAGTGGGAATATTTTGCTGACACCAAACAACAGACAAAAGCAACCTTTTCAATGGATATTCCCAGTAAAGCTATAAAAATTCTGACTTATAAGAATGATCTTGTTTTAGATCCATTTGCTGGTTCGGGGACTTCATTGGTAAGTGCTGAAATATTAGGGAGGAGATGGATTGGAATCGAGTTGAGTCCAAACTATTGTGAAATCGCAAAAAAACGAGTTCAACACTTCGTGGATAAAAAAAAACAAGTGGTTCTTGATTTCTAAAGGTCTTAATGACCTTTTTTTTGTTTTCATGGATATTTATTTAAAAAAACTATAAATGTCTCAGATTATAATCACAGAAAGCCAACTTACAAGATTGAAATCAAATCTGAACGATGGTCAGTTGAATGAAGCTTGGTATAATACCGTAATGGATGTTGTGGGATTAGCGGATCCAACAGGAGTCGTCGATATCGTAAATGGTATATCATATTTTACACAAGGAGAAACCCTATTTGGGATTTTAAGTATCATCGCAGCCGTTCCTTATGCCGGTGATGTGGTTGCAAAACCTGTAATGGGGGCAATGAAATTAGGATCGGCAAGTACAAAAACTTTAGAAGCTGCTCTGAAAGCTGTATCTAGATTTCCTCCTGGTAGCCCTGAATATAAGGCGGCAATCAAATCTTTGGATACGTTGGCAAATAGTACTGGGGTCGTTGGTAAGTTGTTACAATCAGCTTCGTCTTGGGCACCAAAAATAAATAGAGCTCTTGATGGGATTCCTTTAGGTCCGTTCAAAGGGATGAAAAATACTCTAATGGATTATTTCACTTTATTGGGTAGAGCTGGTGCCAAAAGTAAAGGTTTACAGAATAGAGTTAAAGTAGCACTTGCAGCTCCAACACCTGCTAACTTGCAACGTAATATACCTGTCATTCAAAACTATCTTAAAACAAGTAAAATTTTTGATCCCGCATCTTTATCCAAACCTGGGTTTATGTCTCAGGTATTTTTTGGAGGCATACCAAGAATTTTCAGATCACCAGAAGGTAGAAGATTGAAAATCTTAATGCAATCAACTAAATGGTGGTTAGGATTTTTGGATTATATAGGTTTAGGTAACTTTGTTGGGCCAGAGGAAGTCATTGCTCAGATGGGAGACCCTGAATTTCAAAGAAGATTAGAACAGTACCAAAATACTCCTCAGGCAAGAAGGTATTTCGAAGAAGATTTTGGGCAAGGACAACCTGTCGATCAAACTCAATCTCAACCTTCACAAGATCAATCCTCATCTGAATCCTCAGCAGAAATGGATCCCTTTGCTAAATTTCTAAGAAATTTATTCATGGGACAACTAAATCCGTTACCGGTTTAATTATATATAAAATGAAAGAAGAACTTATAAAAAAACTAGTTCAAATACAATTACAGTGGAAATTTCTTCATTGGCAAACTTATGGTGATGCAAAACATCGAACTTATGGAAAAATTTATGATGGATTAGGGGAACTGATTGACGAATTTGCAGAAGTAATGATGGGTAAATATGGTAGACCAGAATTCGAAGCTGAGTTTGCTCTCATGTTCCAAGATATAAGTTCACTTAGTATTCAAAATTTCATGGATGGAATTACAGAATTTTTAGTCGGGTTCTCTGAACAATTAGATTCCAAATATGATACTGATTTATTAAACATTAGAGATGAAATGTTGGCTAAGATCAACAAATCGAAATATCTTCTTACATTAAAATATTGATGAAATTACTTAAAGAAAGTGGTCTGAGAGATATCAATCAATTGAAAAAGAGGTATCCAAAAGCTGAAATATATTTTCATCAGGATTTGGATGGAGTCACAACTGCAGTGGCAATGAAGAAGTACCTCGAAGATAACGGTATTGATGTTGTCGATGCTCACGTAATTCAATACGGAGACAAAGAGTTTGCAATCAAAAAGAACGATGCTCAGGGAGACACTATGCCAGTTTTAGTTGATTTTGCTCATGGGAAACCAATGTTCGTTATTCACACTGATCACCATGACAGACAGGCTGGCGCTGAAGATACTAAATCTACATCATTCAGACAATCAAGATCTAATGTAGAAACAATATCCCAAATAGTTTCCCCAAAAGATTTGTTTCCATCTTCCGACATTTTGTTGATTAGTACTGTAGATTCCGCTGATTTCGCGAGACAGAATATATCTCCCGAAGATGTGGTCAATTATCTTTTCAGAGTTGACAAAGAGACAAGTTTACAAAGAAACAAAATGTTACTTGGGTTAGTAACGAACAAACTTTTATTAGCCTTCAAAAACAAACCTGGATTCCTTGAAGGATTGGTTATGGATTCAGAGCCATCTTTAATGTCTATCCTTAACAACATCAAGGCATGGATGCGTAAAACAACTTCAGCAACCCCTGAACAACTTCAGAAGAACGCTCAAGAATATGTCCAACAGATGAAAGGTTTTCCAACTGTTACAGATAATATCATTTTTCAATATGGTGGTGGAAGTATGTTCAAACCTGGATCATATGATCGATATACACCGTTTAGAAATAACCCTGAAGCTGACTTTATGATTATGGCTTGGCCTTTGGGATTAGTTCAGGCTTCATGTAATCCTTTCAAAAAAGAAAGAGAGCTCAAAGGGGTCAATCTCGGTGAAATTGCACAAGAAGTTTTAGGTAAATGGGAAGACCAATTGAAAGAAAGATCAATACCATTGTCAACGATCAAATGGGTAAGTGAAACAAGTGTAGGACCTATGAGTGTTGGATTTACATTCAAAGATTTTGACGCACTATATGGTGGGAAAATAATGTTTATGGATGGAGGGGAAGAGATTCTTGGAAAAATAAAATCCATGATGGACAAACCCTTCAAGGAACTATCCGATGATGAAATGAAACTTTTGGACAAGATAGGAGTAAATGCTTGGGACTTAATTCAATCCAATTCAGGTGGACACAAATGTATTACTAATATATCTGGACTGAATTATTTAGGTAAAAGTACAAGACCTCCGAAAGGTGGAAACAGGTTCAATGAATCTGAAGATTCACCTTCAGTCAAATTTACAAAGATGATTGCAAACCAATTCCAAAAAGTTTTGAAAGAAAAAATTGATCTATCTAAAACAAGTAGTTAATAGTATCTCCTGCTGATATTCCGAGTCTATCACAGGTCCCACCTTGTAACTCCAAAACAATGTTACCATTCCCACAATAACTTGGACAATCATCTTCGATGCAAGGAGGACAATTGTGGTGAATGTTGACAACAACATTATTTTTTATTATTATAATATCTAAGGGGATTATACAATTTTTCATCCAAAAACATTGTTTTTTTCCACCCATTAAGAAAAGTAAGCCTTGTTTGGGATGTCTAAATTTCTTCCCCATCATACCTATCTGTTGGGAAAGTGGGTCAATCAAAGTGATGACTTTAAAAACGTTATTATTTATTGATACATCCATATTTATAAATACAAAATAATCACAAATAATGGACGACATAAGAAAAATGATTGATAAATTAAGAACCTTTAAAACAGGTCTTGATTCAGAAATCAAAGATGGAGTTGATTCCATATTCAATGAATATCCTGAATTGGAGAACATTGGTACCAAAGAAGAGTATTCTCAATATTTGGAGATTATTTTCCCTAACAGTAAAATCAAAGACATTGTTTACCATGCCAGTCCAAATAAATTTACTAAATTTAAAGATCCTTCCAATTCGGGTCTGAGTCATATTTGGTTTTCCGAAAAACCTTTGAGTAGTCAATTCGGATCTAATACTTATCATGTTTTAGTAAATTTACAAAACCCTTTAGTTCAGGGAGATCCGAACTACGATAAAGAACTCAGATATTTCGAAGCTCCTTTGAATCCTGAGTGGGTTAGTAATTACCACAAGACTGGGGAGTTACCGAAGTTCAAATACGATGGAACCATTCGATCATCAAGTGTTGATAGGGGAAAAAGTTTTACTGTTAGACACCCAGATCAGGTTCACATATTAGGTTCAAAAGAGGATATCGAAAGATTTTCTAAATTTGTCAATCACTAAAAACAAAAATCAAAATGTATTCAGGAGTCATAATTAAGCATGAAGATAGATGTTTACTCTGTAAACGAAGTGAAAAGTATACTCATCCCAATCAATGGTTCATTCCTGCAGGTCAAATAGAGACTGGGGAAAGTCCGAGAGAATGCGCGATAAGAGAACTTTATGAAGAAACTAATTTAGAATTTACGGAATCAGATCTCCATTTTGTTGGGACTATACCAACTATGGATGATGAAGGAGGATTAACAAATGACTTCATCTATCTTTTCATCTGTGAAATTGATCATCAAATGATTCCTGATTTAGAGAATGCCCAAGATGGGCAAGAACATACAAAATGTGGATATTTCAACTTTGACAAAATAAAAAAATTGGGATTGGACAAGAATCTTTTGAAAGTTTTGAAAAAATATTTTGATCTTAGTTGATTCTTTCTGAATTTGTCGTATATTTATAAAACTGAATCGAGAGATTCAACACCCCCCACAAAAATATTTCACTACAATTCGATATTGAAACTGAGAGTTGTTATTTTTGTGAAATATTTGTCCCACAAATGAAAGTTCGAGAGAAAAAGAGTTTGTGGGACTTTTTTGTCGAAAGTTCTTAAAAAAATATATCGCAGGATAGAGCAGTGGAAGCTCGTCAGGCTCATAACCTGAAGGTCGAAAGTTCGAATCTTTCTCCTGCCACATCGTGAGTTAGAGAACCAGTTATCTAAACCTTAGGGTGAAGAGCTAAACGTCATACTAACTCACAAAAATTGAGAAAAATTTTATTTTTATTCTCACCCCTACTAAAAAAAGTAGGGGATTTTTTTTTATTATGGTGGAGATTTATTATCTTTGTAAAACAAACGAAGAAGATATGACCACAGCATCTCACAACATCAAAATCCAACACGAAAAATTCGGAGTCCTTTTGAACGAGACATTTGTCAATGGAACTCAGTTCAAACTCTTCTTGAAGATGATTCAGGGCTGTATCGAACTGAAGAATGACTTGACCTTTTTCAATGGAACTGATTTTTTCACACACATTCCATTCAAACACTTGGTTGATTCTATTATCACCACTCAGGTGGACAACTACACATTAGCGGAACATTTAATCAATAAATCTAAAATCGAAGCGGAGGTAACACGATGAATTTAAGTGAAATTTTAAGATACGCATTCTTGGGGACAGTTGTCTATGGAGCGTATAAGTTGGGTGAAAAAAATGGTAAGAATGAGAATGTAAACGGTGGATTTGCTCCTCATCCTAAATTTTACTCTGAAGAAGATCAAATTTTACAAGAGATCGAACTATTGAGAAAAAAACCTAACAAAACTCGAAGAGACAGAGATAATCTTTCTTTACTCGAGATCAAACTTGAACAATTATATAAGTTCAGGTAATCAGGATCGTTTCCAAGTTCGTAAAACTTGGTGGTGGAACTGCACAAAACCTGTGTAGCCCTAACTAAGGAGACCTCGGTCTCCTTTTTTTTTTAATATAGGGAACCTATGTCGAAGAGTGGACTACCTGATTTTTTTACCAAGAAGTTACTACTTGAAAAATGTATTTTTGGTTCATCAGAATAGTTGATGCAATAAATTTGGTTAGGTTCTACGTCTAATGGACCATGTCCGAGTTCCTTGGACAACAAAACGAAATCTTTTTCGAATTTCAGTATTTCATCGTATGACATAATGGGAGTTTTGGTTCTTTCATAAACTTGACAAAGTTCATTCAATTCTACGTTCCAAGACATTATGAAATATATTTCATAATCATATTCGTCTTTAGATTTGTATTCTCCTTGCCCTTCACATTTATCACATAAAACCTCTCCTTTCGGTAATCCATTTCGACCGCACAATCGGCAGTCAACTTCACCATCTCCACCACAATCATCACAATCGACAGGTTGACCATCCATTTCTAATTCCCCATCTCCATCACAAGTTTGGCATCTTACAAATCCTCTATAACACTCAGGGCATTCTACAACTCCTTGACCCTCACATTCATCACAGGTTTCAATGTGAAGTTCATTTTCTGAGTCTACAAGTTGAGAAAATGCTAAATTGTATAACATCTTCTCCCCTAACTCGAAACTATTTGAATTTTTCAATGAATAAATATAAAAAACTAACTTCAAAAATTTCTGCGGGCCTAATTTATTAAAATAAACATATTGGGATTTGGCTTTATCTCGAAGTGAAGTATACACATCAGCCACTGTGTCATACTCCCTAATACCTCTTGTCAAGGCTTGTGCTAATTTTTTTAATTTTTCTTCCATAAATTATGTCGGTTCGGCAATAAAAAATAAAGATATACTAACTATATGTTTTTCTTCAAAAACATAATTCATTGAAGTGATAAAAGGTTCACCAGTGTAGATACCATCACTTTTAATCAATTTGTATTCATCTGTAATTCTATATTTACTCGCATAATTACTAATTTTCGAAGTAACCTCCTCCAATTTTTTTCCAAATCCTCGTGGTAATGAGTCCCATAATAGAAGGTAATCAAACGTGAGTAAAATTTCATATTCTTCCAATAAACTTTGTTGG